TTACAATATGATAGTAGTTAACGCGACAGACAACACCCCAACAATAACGATATTACCAAAAATTAACGTTCCGGCTTTTGTAGACGGGATTGGTGGGTATTATTTAGAATTTATTGATGATGAAACCCAAGAGGTTTTTATATTCGGCAATGGCGATGTGTTTGAAATTAATGGGGATTTTTTCCAAATTGATATAAACAATAGCAATGGAGATTTAAAGGCCGAAAAATATTACACTATGCGAATGAAACGAAGCGCAAACGATTATGTGGTGTACCGGGATAAAGCATTTGTAACAAGCCAAACCCAAGCGGTAAAATACAATAACAACCAAGATCAATATAAGGAAGCCGATACCGGCAATAATGATTACATTTTATTATGAAAAAAAAATCAACTAAAAGCGCAATTAATATTGTAAATCTTAACAATTACAATTCGCCGGATATTCAAGTTAATAAACAAAAAGATTGGGTAACGTTTGGCGACAAAAATGCGTATTTCAAATACCTTATAGATCGTTATAGTGGATCGCCAACTAATAACGCTATTGTAAACGGGGTTTCTCAAATGATTTATGGGAAAGGGATCGATGCAACTGACAATAATTTGTTCCCAAACGAATATGCACAAGCCGTAACGTTATTAAATAAAGAATGCGTTAGGAAGCTTACATACGATCTAAAACTAATGGGCCAATGCGCAATTCAAGTGATTTATTCTAAAGATCGCAAGAATATAGCCCAAGTTGAGCATATGCCGGTTGAAACCTTGGCAATGGAGAAATGTAACGACAAAGGCGAAATTGAAGCTTATTATTATTTCCCGGATTGGTCGGCAATTAAACCGACTGACAAGCCAATAAGAATACCGGCTTTCGGATCAAGTAAAGAAGCGATCGAAATACTTTATGTTAGGCCTTATGTAGCCGGTCATTATTATTTTAGCCCGGTTGATTATCAAGGTGGTTTACAATATGCAGAACTTGAAGAAGAAATAGCTAACTATCACTTAAACAACATATTAAACGGCTTGGCGCCGTCTATGTTAATTAATTTTAACAATGGGGTGCCGAATGAGGAACAAAGGGCCCAAATAGAAAGATCAATTAAAGATAAATATTCCGGATCTTCAAACGCCGGGCGCTTTATCCTAAGTTTTAATGAAAATGCCGATACAGAAAGTAGTATTGAAGCGATCCAACTAAGTGACGCTCATAATCAATACCAATTCTTATCAGATGAAAGTATGCGTAAAATAATGGTTTCACACCGTATCGTATCGCCAATGCTTTTAGGTATTAAGGATCAATCCGGCCTTGGTAATAACGCCGATGAACTAAAAACGGCTTCAATATTAATGGATAACACGGTAATAAGGCCCTTTCAAGAGCTTTTATTAGACGCCTTTGATAAAATCCTTGCATTTAACGGAATAACGCTTAATTTATACTTTAAAACGCTTCAGCCACTCGAATTTGTTGAAATAGATACTGAAATTGTAGATGAAGAAACGATTGAGGAAGAAACCGGGGTTGAACAATTATCTGCAGATCCAAACGAGGCTTACCAATTAGGCGAAGATGATACGCAAGTGCTTTTAGGTAGTTTAAAGGCCGATGAAATGACCGAAGAATGGGAGTTTGTAGACAAAAGAGATCATAACGACAGTATGATGAGCCACGAAGATTGGGCAACAATTTGTATTGAGCCAAAAGAGAATTTATTCACTGAATTAGCCGGTAAAGTAATACCGCAAAACAAACAAAAGAACGAAAATACATTTAGTTATTTAGATAAATCCTTTTATCGTGTAAGATATCGTTATAAAGAAACAATCCCGAGCGACAATTCAAGAACTTTTTGTAAGGAAATGATGAAGCGAATTGGATCTGACGGGAAACCGGCCGTGTACAGAATTGAAGATATTGACACCGCAAGTAAAAAAGGGGTTAATCAAAAGTTTGGGCACCAAGGAAAACCATACGATTTGTTTCGTTGGAAAGGTGGGCCCTACTGCCACCATATTTGGGAAGCGGTATTATACCGATTGAAGAACAAAACTAAACCAAGTAAGTATTTAAAGAACTACCAAGAAACCGGATCCATACCGAAAACCTATCAACCAACACCATACGGGCACAAAGACGCAAAAATTGCCCCGGTCGATATGGAAAACGGCGGTCATCACCCTAATTGGAACAAATAAAAAGATATGGCAACGGCATTATTCATAACAACAAAGGATTTAAAAAGAAACACTATAGTTGACGGAAACGTTGATATAGACAAGTTTATTCAATTTATAAAAATAGCACAAGAAATTCATATTCAGAACTACCTTGGTGGGGCTTTATACAAAAGGATCTCGGAAGATATTATAGCCGGTACTTTATCCGGAGATTATTTAACGCTTGTACAAGATTATTTAAAAGATATGCTAATTCATTTTGCAATGGTAGATTATCTTCCATTCAGCGCTTATCAAGTGGCAAATGGTGGTGTGTTTAAACATACGTCAGAAAATAGCGTGTCAGCGACAAAAAACGAAGTCGATTATCTTGTAGATAAACACCGTGATTTCGCACAATTTTATACAAAGAGATTTTTAGATTTTATGTGTTTTAATAGCACCAATTTTCCGGAATATAATGCAAACCAAAACGGCGAAATGTACCCGGATCACGATGCAAATTTCGTTGGTTGGGTATTATGATAAGAAAGAGCAAACCAAAACTTAAAAACGTTGAGTTGTTATTAAAGTTTTTAGGTAAAAAATTAAATAAAGAAAATGATTTGGTACCAAACAAATACGTTAAACAAGATCATAAGTTATGAGTATAAGAGACGAAGCTAAAATACTATCTATACCGAGCGGAGAATTTGAGCCAAAGTTAAATTTTTGCAACGTTTTTTCCGGCCGAGGTTTCTCGATCGGGCAATTACCCGTTGAAATTAATGCTTCGGGAGGATATACGGGTTATGTAGACGGCAACTGCCACGCACGTTGGATAACACAAGGGCCAATGAGTAAATTTTCACGCCAAGGAGATTGGTCTATTCAAGGCGACGGGATCGGGTGCAACGATCCCAACCGGCCTATAATTGATTTCTCTAATTTTGATAATAATTCGTGCCCGTCATTTTCAATGATACCGCATACGCAACAATATCTTAAATCTACTGAAAATCTCTTAGATACTAATAATTGGTTAGTGGGTGGATCCGGGCAAATAAATACAATAACCGATGACGCCGATCCTTATAATGGAACGCCTTTTAGATATTCAAGAATTGGATCTGCAACACCAACAACCCCATTAAATGGTGCTTTATATCAAAAGATTGGATATAATAATAACGCAAGTTTTATATCTTTAAATGAATGGTCGGCAAGTTTATTTGTAAAAAGAGGATCTTTAAATACTCAAATAGGAATACAATTATTAACTAATAGCTTTACCACCGAACAACAAAATTACGCAATATTTAATTTTGATACCGAAAATGTAACTTCCCTTAATGGTTTTACCCCGACAAATGACAATGGTTGGAGAGATCAATTTAATGTAGAACGATACGATAATGGTTGGTATCGAATACAAATGAGGATTTCGTTTTCTTTTTTACAAAAACGCGGAAGATACTTTGCAATTTATCCTTTAAAAAACGATGTTACCCCAACTTCTTGGAAAGCATCAAATGACGGTGGAAATTATAATGATTTTTTAGCACTTAGTGGCGCGTTTTTTGACATATCAAAACCTAATGTAACCACAAGGGGTAAGAAGATTACGGCACCACCGGAGGGCCCTTTAAATTGGCAAAGCAGTAGCGGTATTCAACCGTATATTAGAAATACAAGCACACAAAACGTTGTCTTTCAAACGGAAACTAAATTTAGGCAAGTAATCGGGCCTTTAACCCAACCACCCGGGGTAAGTTATTCTTACTATTTTGATATTTGGGTTTCAGACGATACACCAAAAATATTTGCTCAATTTTACAACGATAATGTAATTGCTAATCCTTTCTTTATAGCTGATACAAAACTAAGTGGATATTACTTTAAAGATACAAGAGGAAAAATGTACGTTTGGGTAAACGGGCAAACGCCAAGCACTGATCTTGGTAATATGGTTGAATTACCATACGGAAGAAATCAAGTTGTTTTTCAATCTAATGGAATTTGGATCAACGGCGTACAATATGATACCGATCGATCGTTTCAAACCGGATCTACTTATTTTAAAACCGATGCAATTTATGGAACTTATTTTGATATGAGGGCCGAAACAAGATATTGGATAAATCAGTTTGCTATTTGGGAAAGAAATTTAACACAAAACGAAATTGAAAGCTTATGATTTTATACAAGAAATATTTATTTGACACGGCCGAACAATATCTAAAAAAAATTGAGGGTTTGCCTAACGATTTAGGATATACACCAATATTATTACCAAACCCGGTTGTAAGTGAATTTGCTTTGCATTTAGGCCATACCGCAAAAGATGAAAAAGAAATGAAAGTCGAGGAAGATTTAACGTTAGCCGTTGATGTTCTTTGGGAAGATATAACCGAAAGCCCTTACGGGTGGAAAACATACGAAATTAACCCCACAGAGCCTTGGAATAGGGTTTTAGGAATAGATCAAAAATAATGAATTTAACAGATTTTAAAATATATGCTTTAAATGGAAGTAGCTTAATGATTAGTTTTACTAATATAGACGCAATACTAAAAATATTGCTTTTGGCGGTTTCAATAGGATACACCATACACAAGTGGTATTTAATGAATAAAAAGAAATAAAATGAAATACGCAAATGGTTGGGGTGCTACGTACCCACTTTCAGATTTTGGTTTTGGTGTGGTAGAGGCCGATCAAACAGTTTGGGAAGATATATTTCCAATAAGATATGGTTTTCACACCTCAAGCACAAGTAAACAAGGTTGGGTTGCAAGTAGTAATAGTGGCGGTTTAGAGGGCACTACAACGGGTTTAATTTGGACTTTAAATTCGGGTGTTAATTTTCAACTTGCGCAATCAGAAGACGGGTTAAATATAGATACTACCGAAAGAAAGCCAAGCCGGGTAATTGTAAGATTTAGCAATATATCGGGTGATGTAAATAATGATAAATATAAGATCAAATTAGCTTTGAGTGGTGGATCTACGTTTAATTACGATTTTGATGTTGTTGGATTGACTGATTTTTTAAACATTCAAAACTTTTATATTGATATACCAAGTTATTCGAATGACAAACTTGATAGAATAACTATTCAAACAAATACTTTAGCAAAGGATCCCGTTTCAGAATTAAAAATACACCAAGTAATAGTAGGATAATGATAAAAAATTTAAGAAGATTAGCCGATTGGCTTGAACAAGTAAAATGCAATATACACAATAAGTGGAACGCTTTTTTAGAAAGCATTAAAATCACTTGCAAATGCGTAAGGTACACAAAATAATAATTCATTGCACCGCAACCCCGGAGGGCCGAGAAGTTTCTGTTGAAACGATCCGTAAATGGCACCTAAAAAGAGGTTGGCGTGATATTGGTTATCACTTTGTGATATCGTTAGACGGTAAAGTTAATGAGGGTAGGCCGATTGAACAAACCGGGGCCCACACAAAAGGCCATAACTTTGATAGTATTGGGATCGCTTATGTTGGCGGTGTAGAAGCTGAAAAGAAAGACGGCAAGTGGATCGCTAAAGATACAAGAACACCGGCGCAAATAAACGCCTTAGAAGAAACGTTATGCTATCTAAAAATATTATACCCACAAGCGGTTGTTTACGGACATAATGATTTTAGTACAAAATCGTGCCCTTGTTTTAATGCAAGAGAAGAATATAATTGGATCTCAAATCAATTTTAAATGAAAAAAATACTTAATTTTTTAACCGGAAACGTATTACAAGAGATCGGTAAAGTAATTGATAATATCTTTACGAACGATGAAGAACGATTACAAGCTAAGAACGAATTAACACGCATAATTCAATCGAAAGAATTGGAGTTACAGAAAATGCAAACCGATGTTATTATTGCCGAGGCGAATGGTAATTGGCTTCAACGATCTTGGAGGCCGATCCTTATGTTATCATTTGGATTTATAGTTATTTATGTAAAGTTTGTTGCACCTTTGTTCGGGTTTACGATCCCGGAACTTGAAGAAGATTTTTGGAATTTATTACAAATTGGTATTGGTGGGTATGTAGTTGGGCGAAGTGCGGAGAAGATTGCAGACAAAGTTGTTATCAATAAAAAATAAACATAATTAACCCTAATTTGCAACTATTTGATTTCGCTTTTGGAAGTGCGAAATAATTATCATATATTTGATTGTACGAAGTTATTAAAAAAATTTGACAATAGCAACTAAATTTATAAACGATATGAATTTCCAATTAAAATTAGATCCATTAGGCAAGGTGGAAAAAAAGGGTGAAGCCGAAAAAGATATGTTTTGGTTAAAGTTGAAAACTTACAACGCAACGATTGAGGGAAAGTTTGAAAAATCTGAAATCAGACATATGATACAGATCTTAGATAATGCAATCTAAAAAACCAAAAAAAAAACCAACAAGATCCAAGTTAGTAAAACAAGCCGATAAAGTATTTAGCGAATATATTAGAAGAAGATACGCAAACGGGTTTGGTGTTGCCGAGTGCTTTACTTGTGGCAAAGAAGATCATTGGAAGAAGCTTCAATGCGGTCATTTTCAATCCCGTAAACATTATTCAACCCGGTGGCACGAACAAAATTGCCAAGTGCAGTGCTCGGGGTGTAATATTTTCCGTTATGGAGAACAATATAAATTCGGCCTATACCTTGACAAAAAATACGGAAATAACCTTTCTGAAAAACTAATGCAAGAGGCCCGTAAAACCATAAAATTATCTAATTTCGAGATCCAAGAAATTATTGATCGTTATAAAGCTTTGTTATTAGAATTAAATTAGTATCTTTGATTGGATTTGTTAATACTCTTTTTAAGAGTTTTATTGTTTATATCAAGGGATCGGCATTTATTTTGTCGATCCCTTTTTTTTATCAACTATTTTTTGTAACTTAGCCGTATAAACTTTAAAATCTTTTATTATGAGTGATTATTTACGGGCCCGTATCGAGGCTATGCAAAGAGAAATTGCAAAACTACAAAGCGAAATTGATGTTTTAAAAGCTAAAGCAGAAATACGCGAAAACGAAATTATAAACTAACAAATCTAAAACAATGCAAAAAGACAAATTATTGGAATTGTACAAAAAGTACGATCTACAAAAGGAAGATTTCTTCAAGCACCAACACTACACTATCATAACCCGACAAGGAATAGACAAGATCCAAGCGATCGAACAAATCTTTATCGATTACGAGGTTATCAAATGCGAAACTAATTTTGCGGTTTTTAAGGCAATAGCCGAAAAGAAAGATAAACGGATCCAAACTTTTGGAAGCGCTTATAAGGGCCCGACGTATAAAGACGGGAATACCAATTCGTGGTATGTTGCAGAAATGGCCGAGAAACGCGCTATGAGTAGGGCCGTTTTAAAATTAACCGGATTTTATGAATTGGGTGTTTTTGGCGAAGATGAAAGCGAAAGTTTTAAAAAAAATTAATAACTAAATATAAATAACAATGGCAAATAATATTTTAATAGACGGGTTGTTCGTAAACGAAAGCCCGGTAGAATGGATCGAAAAAGAGATAGTATTCGATGCAAAAACAATGGCGCAACTTTTAGTTGAGAATAAGGAAGTTTTCGAGGCAAATAACGGCCGTGGAAAGATCTCTATTTGTCGATCTAAAAAAGATCGAAATAAGTTTTACGGAACTTTATCAACTTGGATCCCAACCCAAAAAGAAGCGGTAAGCAGTAAAGCGCATATGCCGGATAGAGATAACGACGGCGATGATATGCCGTTTTAAATAACTAAATAATAGGGGCAAATCAGCCCCTTTTTTATGCGTAAAATCGAAATAAAATATCCAATTATTTTTAACCGGGTTGCAAAAGATCTTGCAAATGACCGAACTATTGGTATGCATAAGAATTATAAGAATAAAGATTATTATTGGGGAGATAAAACCCGTGAATTAAACGAACAAGGGATTTTAGCAGAATTGATTGCTCAATACTTTTTAGACACAAAAGTAACAAAATACAAAGCTTTAAGTTTTTTAGGCCAAGAGCCCGAAGTCGAAGCGGATCTTGTTATTGATCCGGATATAAATTGCGACGTTAAATTTATTCCGCATTACGGAAAGTTTCTTTTAGTTAATTTTAGATCCCATACCAATACGGCTAAAAAAGTAGATAGTTATATTTTTGTAAAGCCGACAAAAGAAGATTATAAAGGATATTGCACGGCCTTTTTATGGTATGTAAAATCCGATGAGGTGTCAAAATGGATCGTTGAAACGCAATTCAAAACCAAAGTTTTCAAATTTATCTTATAATTTATCAAATTTTTTTTATATTTTACGCTTTATAAACAATTAACAAATCCATAATGCTAATAGATTTTAACAAAACAACCCAATACCTTAATGATGTAAGGTCGGGTAAAATTAAAGAGGGCCTAAGATTAGGGGTGCCGGAAATCGATCTTTACTTTCGTTTTAAACCCGGTAATTTTAACGTAATATTAGGCCACGCAAACGTTGGTAAAACAACCGTGATATTATATTTAATGCTTTTATACACTAAAAGACATAACCTAAAGTGGCTTATCTTCTCGTCTGAAAACGAGCCTTATTCAATTCTAAGGAAGCTTGTAGAATTTTTAGATCTTAACCCGATCAACAAAGTTAAAGAAGCCGATTATCAAAAACATATTTCTTACATAAACGAAAATTTTAAAATAATAGATCCGGGAACGTTACACACCTATCGAAGCTTATTAGATCTTGGAAAGGCCGTGAAAGACGCTTGGAATTATGACGGAATGTTAATCGATCCTTATAATAGTTTAATAAAGGATCAAGAACTTATGAAAGGGGTTGGAGGCCACGAATACGATTATCAAGCGACAACCGAAATGAGGCTATTTTGTAAAAAAAATAACGTTTCAGTTTGGTTAAATACCCACGCAAATACAACGGCCTTAAGAATAAAGCACCCAATAGGCCACGATTACGTTGGGCACCCGATCCCACCATTGGCGAGTGATGTTGAGGGTGGTGGTAAATTCGTAAACCGTGCTGACGATTTTTTGGTTATTCATCGATACCTCCAACACCCAACAGATTGGATAAATAGCCTTGTTCACGTTAGAAAAGTAAAGGAAGTCGAAACCGGTGGTAGGCCTACACCAATAGACGATCCAATCAAGCTGACAAGCATACCGAATAACGTTGGATTTATGATAAACAATAAAGAATTGTTAGAGAAGCCTATAAAGGAAGAATTTAAACCATTAATATAAATGAGCATAAAGAAAAAACAGACGGCAGTACAACGCTTAAAACGGCTAGAGAAAGCGGTTGGGGAACTTTATATTATGATCCACCACCTTTCTAAAAAAATAGATGAATTTGTAGAAGATCCTAAACCCGAAGAAAATGAATTATAATGGTTTCGCAATACAACACGTTTGGATCAAGGGCCTTGTTTTAGGTATATTATATTACGATCCTTTTATGGAAGTTACAAACGGAAACATACCTATTGAAGATTACGATCCGGAAGATTATTATCAAGTTGTAGATTTTTGTTTTATATTTTTTGCTATCAAAATTACAGTATGGTAAACGTACTTGAAATAATAGCTTCTCAACATAATAAATGGGTGAACGTTGTTCGATCTTTTGGTATGTTTAATTATCCGGAAGATATTGTTCAAAATATGTATTTAAAGATCCACAAATGGGATGGTAAATACGATAATTCGATTATGTATAACGAAACCGAAATAAACGAGTATTTTATTTTTAAGGTTTTAAGAAACTTATTTTTAGATTATCACAAAACAAAAAAGATCAAAATCGATAGTACGTTTTATGAGCCGTCTATATCAGACATATCAAAATATATTTCAAAATACGAGTATAAAGAAAGGCTTGGGATTGTAGAAGATGAAATAAAAACTTGGCACCTCTACGATCAAAAAATTTATGAGTTGATATTCTTGGAAAACAAATCGATGTTAGAGTTATCTAAACAAACCGGGATCGATTATTATTCAATTTATAGATCGGTTAAAAAAATTAAAAAAATATTAATATCAAAATTATGAAACTTGGAGATTTAGTACACACGATTACAAAGTACACCGGGATAAAGTGGCTTGTAAAAAAAATTACAAAGATATACGGAATTGAGGATTGCGGTTGTGATCGACGCCGAGAAGAATGGAACGAAATAAAAATAAATAGATTAGACAAATGGATAAAATAGATCAAAAAGATTGGTACAAATTTCGGGCAAATACGAAGCCGAGTTTAAAAAAAGAAGAATTTAATTTGGTTTGCGAATTGCACGCAAAATACTTTAAGCATAAATATTACAAACCGTGTACGTGCAACCCACGGACAATAAAAACTTGGATTGCTCAACTAAACGATTTGTATGAAAAAGATAACGGCAACGAATAAATTTGAAAAAGCTTTTGTAGGGTTTTTAAACACTTTCGATAATTGGGAATTGAAATGGGTTGGGGATCAGAATTTATGCTATGACGCGATCGGTAAAACCCCGAAAGGTAATGATTGTGTAATTGAAATGAAATTCAGAAAGAAATATTATGATACCAAAATGCTTGAAAAGTCGAAATATGAAAGCTTAATGGCCGTCAAAGATCGCGTAAAGATCTATTTTGTTTCCGATCCTAAGGGCAGTTATTGGTTTTGGTTAGATAAACTTACCGAAATGAATGTGATAAATAAAAAATGCCCGGCCACGTCTTATTGGGGAAAGGGCCGGATCAATAAAGAAGTTTATTTATTAGAAGAAAGTCAAGCTTCTGTTGTTGATTACACGTCAGAAGATCGGCCCCCAAGTGTTTGGGAAAGCTATTTTGCTAAGAAAGATGAAAAATAGTTATCAAATTTTTTTGATAATTGATATATTAGTTATAATTTAGCGGTATAAACAATAAATCTTAAAATTTTTAATTATGAATTATCCAACTTTATTCGAATTACTTAGGCCCGAACAATTAGCAAACTACTACGAAGCAAAACTACAATACCCGTCGATTGCCGAAAATCTTTTTAACGCTTTGACAACGAAAAATTTTGTAGGCCAACTATCTTTAAACGATTGTACCAATATTTGCGCTTGTTGTGGTGTGTCTTATTTGTTCAATTATTCTACTATCCACGATTGTTTTTATACTTATAAAGTTATAGACGGGAAAGCGGTTATAGATATAACTAAACCGGCAAAGTGAATAAGAAAATTAATAATCTAAAGGATCTCGAATATTTCGGGGCCTTTACATATTGTGCCGAAACGGTATTAAAGTGGGAGAAGCTTAAACCGGATAACCCCGAGATAAAAGAGTTTGCCCGATCGATCGCAGTTGTATTTTTTTATGTAAACGAGATCCAAAACGATCGACTTATGTACGATAAAGCAATAAGCGAATATAGAGCCGATAAAAACCGGGCCGTATTAAGGGCCCGTAAATCGGAAGACGAGGTTAAGAAACTAACCGAAGAATTAAATAAACTTAAAAAATTAACAAATCTAAATTTATGAAAACTATTAAACAATTATCAACCGGCTTGTGGTGTTGCATAGATAACAAGGGCCGTGTATCTGTTTACACAAACGAAGAATATCAATCCATAACACACGAGATATGGTTTAAATCAATAATCAAAAAATTCTTTAGCGATGAACGTAAATAGCCTATACTACATAATAGAAACGTACCTAAACGGAAATAAAAGCCACGCAAGGGGTTATCTAAATAAGATCCGTTATACCAAGCCCGAAATAATTAACGCTTGTAACTTGTTCGGAATGAAACCGGCTTTAGAAACGCTAACCCAATTAGGGGTGGATCGCTTATATTTAGTAAACGCTTTCCACGATTACCAAAGAGAAAATATAGAGGAAGCGAAAACAATTATAAATAATTACAAACTTAAAAATTAACAAAATGAATATCCAATTATTAGACGGCTCAAAAGAGCCACAAAAAGATCTGTTGGCAAAAATGTACGACGATCATTATTATTACGGAGAATTAAACCAAAAGGCTTTAAGCAGTAGCAGTATAAAATTGCTTGTTGATAGCCCGAAGAAATATTACTTTGTTCAAAAATACGGATCCGGGGAAAGCCAAGGAATGCGCGACGGAAGATTATTACATACTTTAGTTTTAGAGCCGGAGAAATTCGAGCAATTTAATTTTGTAGAGGTTGCAAGTAAAAATAGCAAGGCTTATAAAGAAGCCAAGGCCGAACACGGGGTGGTTTATACTTCAAAGGAACGATCCGATGCAGAACGATTAGCCGATGCGTTATTAAGAAACGAAAAAGCAACACAAATATTGCAAGGGGCCGAGTTTGAGAAGCCTATTATCGGACATATCAACGGCCACGCCTTTAGGGGTAAAGCGGATATTGTAACACAATACGGTGGTATTTGCGACATCAAAACGACAACCGACATAAAAGCCTTTAAATATAGCGCTAACAAATACGGGTATGATCTACAATGTTATATCTATTGTCAGCTATTCGATATAAACTTTAGAAACTTTCAATTTCTTGTGCTTGATAAAGCGAGTTTAGATATTGGGGTGTTCGATGTATCGGAAGAATTTTACCTAAGGGGCAAAGCTAAAACCGAATTAGGGATCCAACGATACGAAGAATGGTTTATGAATAAAGAAGCCGATTTAGATAACTATTACATAGAAGATATTTTATAATATGAAACAATTAAAAGAAATAGCCGTAAAGATAAACCGATTAGCGGAGTTGGATATATTTAACAATACAAGGAAACGGGAGTACATTGAGGCCCGTTCCTTGTTTTGTCTTATTGCTTATAGATATTGCAATGCAAATTATTCTCGAATAGCCGAGTTTTTAATATCAAACGGAAAATCAAGCGATCATTCGACAATATTACATTCAATTAAAAATTATGAAATTTATAAGATCTATAATAAAAATCTTGACATTTGGTTGGAAGATGTTATTGAGAATTTACAAAACCTTGAAAGTAATCAAAAGGTACAATTAGTAACACATAAATTAAATCAATTAACCGATCCCGGTTTAGATCTAATAAATGAATTTGTTTCAAAGATCCACGGGGCCGAAGAATATCATAAATAAAATAATTAATAAAAATCGTTATACAAATATGAAAACACAAAAAATCTCAATTCGTAAAGTAAAAACAAATCCTCAAAACCCGAGGATCATTAAAGATTATAAATTTAAGAAGCTTGTCAATAGTATTCAACAATTCCCTAAAATGCTCGAAATTAGGCCTATCGTTGTTAATTCTGATATGATTGTTTTGGGTGGTAATATGCGCTTAAAAGCTTCAGAAGAAGCCGGGTTGAAAGAAGTTTGGGTAACCCAAGTTGATGATCTAACACCCGAGCAACAACAAGAGTTTATCATAAAAGATAATTCAAGCTTTGGGGAATGGGATTGGGATATACTCGCAAACGAATGGAACACCGAAGATCTAAAGTCTTGGGGCCTTGATGTTCCAAAATGGGAAGACGTTTCATTTGATACTGAAATAGAAGATACCGGAGAATATGATTACCCGGAAGATAATGTAAAAGGATCTCACGTTAAAATGGTTCAATTATTTCTTGATACAGATACCGAGCCTAATTTTAGAAAGTGGGAAGAATTTCTTCGAACGATCTTTAAAACAGATAACCTAACAGACACGATCTACAAGGCGGTTGAAAAAATGTATAATGATGAAAACAAAAGTTAAAGAACACAGATTAAAAGAAAGATTAACAGACGAACAAGCCCGTAAATTAGCCGGAACTTTATTAGATGAAACCGACTACAATTTATTAGTTACTTATGATGCTGATATTTATTGCGAGAAAACCGGCCAATGTATAGCCAAGTTTAGGAAGAAAGTTATCCCGGGTAATATTGCCAAAGATGCATTTGAAAATCTAAAAGGCGCTTCAACGCCTACAAACAATAGACCATTTTCCGGTGGCGAGTTTGATGAAAAAGGACATACAACCCATTATAGGGTAAAGAAAGACGGCACCCGATCACAAACCAACCAAGCCTTGACAAGTGTTAATTCGGGTATAATTGGTTATTTCGATCGGAACGCAAGATTTCCGTATTGCAGACAAACGGCCTTTAATGAAAAACAATTTAGCAAGTTTAAAAAAGCCTATCCAATAATTAACTTTGTTGATAAAGCTTACGCGAAACTAATGCCAAAACATTATGCATTGCAAAGGGCCGAGGCTGATAAAACCTCGCAAGATTTTGTTATTAAAAATACCGCTTTTACCACGGTGACGGTCAATTCAAATTGGCAGACGGCCGTACATACCGACGCCGGTGATTTTGAAAAGGGTTTTGGAAACCTTGTTGCTTTAAGATCCGGGCGTTATACCGGAGGTTATTTCGTTGTTCCGAAATGGGGCGTTGCTTTCGATCTTCAACAATGCGATCTTCTTTTAGTTGATGTACACCAATGGCACGGCAACACGCCAATAAACAAAATAGATGAAGATGCAAAAAGGGTAAGCCTTGTAATGTACTATCGTAAAAATATGATTAGTTGCGGATCGGCTAAAGAGGAAATGGATATTGTTAAACGCCGAAAAAAAGGTACACACTTAAATTAATGGATTTATCATTTAGAGAATTTTCAGAAAACATTATTCAATCGGGTGACATAGATCCGGATTACATTTTGATCCGAGAAAAATGCGAGGAACTTGGTTGGGATAAAAAGCAAATGTTTAATTGGATCTTACACAAGCTTGTAATTTACGATAGTTATTCAGAATTGGAAGTGATATTGAAACGTAAAAACATATTTGATGTTAAGTACGGAACGGAACGCCGTAAATCAAAACGATTTGCGCAAGATTATTTAAACAATATCCAAAGGGCTTTTATATTTACCGACGTGGAGAAGTTTTTCAGCCGTGACGGAAATGTTGTTTTCAATCAAATAAAAACAATCAAAGGTTTTGGATCTTGGGCAAGTTGGAAATTTATGGATCTAATGAGTTGTTGTTACGGGCTTGACGTTGATTTTAATGGGATCGACTTTCGTGAAGCTTATACGTTTCCGCTAAAGGGCCTATTGATGATCCACGGGTACCCGGAAGATGTTAGGCTACTCAAAGATACGAAGCTTTATAATAAGCTAATTACAAGCACCCACGATATGTTAAGCGGTTTGGAAGATCTAAAAGCACCACACAATAACAACAAAGGCTTAAGGATCCAAGAAGTTGAAACCTTGTTATGTAAATACCACTCTTATAAACACAATAAATATAAACCGGGCCAAGATCTTATTCACTTGGCGAAACGTGGTAAGGAATGTATAATATAGTTGGGGCCGGGCTTTGCGGAAGTATGTTAGCTAAAGAGTTTGATAACCTCGGTATTGAATACCGGATCTTTGACGCAAAATTACCATTTAGCGCTTCAATTATTTCAGAGAATTTATTTAGCGATACTTGGTTGAAAGACGTTTCATACATAAAACAATCTTTAGATTTCATACACGACAATTACGAGGTTGAAAAGAGATTATTCGTTGGGCCTACAACCCAAAAAGAATTATATCATTTGCCGATACCAAATGTGTTGAGGTTTGATTATATCCAAGAGGAAGTGTTAGAAGCCACAAAAGAGGGCGTTAGAACGCATAACGGGTTTTATAAGGGCCGGAATATCATTTGCGCGGGTTTCCTCGCTAAAAAGCTATTTAAATTGCCTTATTTAGATGCATTGACCGGTCACGGGTTTTATATTAAGAAGCAAGTAATAAAAGATTACATAAATACCTACCGGCCTTATACTCACGAAAAAATAATGAATTGGCACGATGGTTTGATTTGGTACGGAGATAGCACCGCGATACGCCACAACAATTATATGAAAAAAAGAAAGGATTATATTCAGCGAAGTTTGGAAAGGCTAAAAGGCCACGGCCTTGAATATGAGAAGATCGTTTATGGATCCCGGCCAATGAATATTAAAAATCCTAAAGAGGGGTTGTTAGTAAAGATTAATGAAAACAATATTATAATCAATGGCGGTTGGAAAGACGGGTTGGTTATTTATCCATACCTAATAAAAAAACTACACAAATGGCTAAAGTAATTGCGATAGGCGGTGTTCCGGCAACCGGGAAAACAAGTATGATGCGAGAAATCATAAAACACCATATGCCTTTAACAACATTTAAATACAAATTGGTAAGGGGTTTGTACAATAGAAAAACAAACGTTTATATTATAGGGATCTATGACAATTCCTTATTTAGCGGAACGGATAAATTGAGTATGGCCGTGCAACCGGATTTTATAAAGCTTGTACAAATGGAGCCCCGTGGTACTTTTATATTTGAGGGTGATCGTTTATTCAACCGAAGCTTATTTCAAAAAGTAGATTGCAAAATTTTTGTATTGGAAGCTGACGAAGATCTTATAAAGCAAAGGCATATTGACCGGGAAGATACTCAAACCGATCAATTCAAAAAATCTAAGCGAACAAAGATCCAAAACATATTAGATAATCATAAGGTTACGATCCTTAAAAACAACACAAAAGAGGAAGCGCAAAACAATCTAAAAACAATATTAAATACCATAGAAGAATGAACAAAACCGAACACACTAAAAAGGCGCTATTACAAGCCTTAGAAAAAAGCTTGGGCGTGGTAACGTCAGCTTGTAAGAAAATAGGCGTGGGCCGAACTACATATTATGATTGGTACAATTCGGATCCCGAGTTTAAAAAGCAAGTCGATGATTTACAAAACGTTGCTTTAGATATGGCAGAAAGCCAATTACATAAACAGATCTTAGATAGCAACACCTCGGCTACAATATTTTATTTAAAGACAAAAGGAAAGAACAGAGGCTATGTTGAAAGAACGGAACATACC